ATGCCGCCAGCTGCATCTGCTGCACCAGCTGGCCCTGGTCGCTCACGACCGAGAATGCGGTCAAGTGCTGCGTCGATGCCGCGACGGTTCTCCGCTTGTATTTGCGCTGCAGCGGCCGCCAACTCTTCGCCACCTTGATTGCCAAACAGTGCATTGGCTTCCCCTCGCAAGCGTTCGCGAAACAAGCCAAGTGCCATAAATGAACGACCGACAAGCTCAAAGGCTGCAGCACCTCTATTAAGAACGTCTGCACCTGCTTCAAACTTTCCAAAGGTGCTGTCCATGTCAGCTGCAAATCCTTGCAGACCAAGCAGCACGCCGTCAAAAATGCCAGCAAGCGTATCGGCAAAACTCAGCAGACCTTGTGCAATGCCGTCAGCTATGCCGATGGCACCGCCACCGCCTGGCCCTTGGAATGCTTGCACAAACCGTAGAAACTCATCGGCAATAGCCGTGACTCGCGGTGCAAGCTCAGCAGTCACTCTGGCGATAATGCCCTGGATTGTCTGTTGCACTCTGCCAAGTGCCCGATTCATCTCGCGAATGGCACCTACTTGGTCTGCACCAAGCACAAGGCTCAAGCCTTCGGCCTCTGCTGCGAGGTTTGCAAAACCTTCGCCACCATTTTTGAGCAGCGGCAGCAATAGCGTCAGGTCGCTCGACATAGCCTCAAGGAAAAACGTCATTTCCTGCTGGTTGACGTTTGCCTTTTCAAGACTGCTCACATACAGCTGCAATGCCTGTGGCCCAGAAAGGTTGCGAAACTCATTCGCGGTCAGCCCAATGCGTGGAGCGATTTGCTCAAAGAAGTCGGCCATAGGGCCGCCACCTGTTGTCAGGAAATCGCCAACGCGGTCATTCACGTCTTTCAGAATGTCTGCCAGCTTGTCCTGCTCGATGCCAACGGACTGCGCACCGTATGCCAACCCTTGGAACTGTTCAACGCTTGCATTTGATACAGCAGATAGCCGCGTGAGCTCGCCAACACTTTGCCGCACATTGTCGACAAATCCGCTGACTGACGCAGTAGCTCTGGCAAACACTTTGCTGAACTCAATAGCGACCAGCCCTTTAAGGGCCGCGCTGGCTGAGTCAGCTGACTTTTTAATGCCACGCAGCTGCTTCGAGGTATCAGATGCACCTTTGCGGATTCCAGCGGTATTCGCTGAAATCTGTGCAACCAGTGCCATGACGTTTGCCATTATTCACCTCGCAGTTGCTTTCGAAGTAGTTCGATAGCTTCCCGCATTTGCTCTGGGTGCTGTGGTGGTGCCTCTATCGGCACGAAGTCTGTTGGCTTTGGTGACTTGCCTTTGCCTGCATACGGTGCGACTGCGGCAGACGCCAGCACGCCTGTTTGGTGCCACGGGTCTGCCAGTGGCATAAAGTATCTGTGCACTGCCATCCATTCGCTGAGCTCTCTGCTGCTGAGTTCCTGGCATAGCTGTGCAACTGTCTTGCCGAGTTGTGCGGCCAACCGAAACAAAAACACTCGGCTGGGCCGCAGATTTAGTTTTTTGCGAAGTCCTCTACGTCTTGGTCTGTAAGAGCGTTGTGCTTCATCGCTGCGTTCCAAACCTTTGTCACAACGCGTGCAGACTTCCTTGACAGCTGTTTGATTTCAGCAGCCGTAAACAGCAGCTCGCCTTTGTCGTCGCAGAGAACACGCTGCAGAAACTTTGCCCGGAAGTCGTCGACGCCTTTGCTCTTGTTGACCATCCATTCGTTTTCGTAGCTATCACGCTCGCCAGCAGTCATAACGCGGATGCGTACACTGCCGCCCCATTCTGGCACTTCCAACTCCAGAAGCCCCATATCGTCAGCTGCAAGAATCTGGTCTTTCGTCAGGCTCATGAGTCAATAATCCGAAAGGTCACGGTGTACTGAGTCACGCCGTTACGTTCTGGCGCAACTGCCACCGATTCCCATACAGCATACGTTGTAAGTCCAGACCCACCGCCGCTGATTACTAGCTGAGCACGCGTACCAAAGTTGCTGATATTCGTGTTCGCTGTTCCCAAACAGGAAACGCTGACCTGGCCCTGGTCAGCTGTCCAAGCTGAACTTCGCCCAGTGCGTGTGCCGCCGTAGTTCCATGCAAGCTCACGCACCTCCGTGAAAGGCGTGCCGTTCCACGTCACGCTGATTCCGGTCGAATAGGTCGCCACGGCTCAGGAAACTCTTACGGTTGCATTGCCTCGCACGACATCATTTACAGCCAGCGTCAGCGTCGACGACACAATCGTGGCATTGCCAGAAAGTGACGCACCGCCAGCCAGTGCGTATGCACCAGCGTCACCGCCCTCAAGCTGCGTGGTGCCGATATAGTCAAAGCTGATTTCCTTGCCGGTCTCGCCAGTAGGCGAACCAACTAGCGGACGTGCTTGCGTCGCGATCGTCTCGCCAGTTGTCTGGCCCAGGTGACTGATGTCGATGCGGTCGGTTTCGCCGCTAACATCGGAAAAGTTGATTGTCAGGTTTGTGACGGTGAAGGTGGTGCCGTCAAAGACAAAACTTGTTCCACTGCTGTCGTGAGGCGTGGTCGCCATGCGTCAAATCTCCTGCCAGAGCACGTCGTAGGTTTGCGTCACCGCGTATGCGTTAGGTACTTCTGAGCCATCAAGAGAAACGATGTCATCGGTTTCGCTTTCAAGGCTCGTCTGCCGTACCTGTGTATTGTCGAAAGTCGCTGCGTACCCATCCAGAACAGCACGCACAGCGTCGGCCAGCTTGCGTACCTGCAGATAGGTGCCAGCGAACAGCAGAAAGTCCACGCTCACCTTTGGCACGCCCATCGGGCCGGTGAAAGTCTGCTCGCGCTGATTTGCTGTGCGACGCCACGTGATAAACGGCATGTCGTCTGCTGCTGGTGCCAGCTGCGGGTAGACCTTGTGGCCTACGATTGACGTCACAGACGCATCGGAAATGAGCGCGTTCCACAGCACCGATTCTGGTGATTTGAAGCTCATTGGCCCCTCTTCTTGTCGAGAGCCTTATACATGCTCTGAATGACTTTCGGTGTCTTGTCGGCCAGGCGGCTACGGATCTGCGACTTGGTTCTTTCGAATGCGTCTTTGAGTGGAGGCCGCCCGAAGCTGCCGCCTACTGGCATCCGGCCCAGCTGCACGCCGTGACCAGCTTTTGCCCTCTTAAAGAAAGTGCTGGGGTAGCCTTGCGTGGTCAGCATTCCGTTTTTGTTCGACATCTTAAACGGATAGCTGCCGTAAGATGATGCAATCGAGCCACGCTTCGTGTAACGCGGTCGCGTGCCAAACTCGACTAGGTGCTGGTGGTATGCGTTCGTCCGGCCAGCTTTTCGCTGCTTCTTTGTGCCCTTGCCAGCAGAAATGTAGCCAACAAGAGCAACAGCATTGCCAGACCTGGAATAGGCTTTGGCCTTAATGTTGACTGAACGCCGCAGGTTGCCAGTTTTTGTGCCAAGTTTGTTGACATTCGCAGTAAGTGCGTCAAAGGTTGGCTTTGCTGCATACCGCAAAGCTGACCGCATTTTCTGAGAAATCAGCTTTGTGTCTTTTGTGATCTTCTGTAGATCCCGCAGGAGATTCTTGTATTCAGGCAAATCAACCTTTGTTTCCATCACAGCACGTGCCATCACTCAACCTCCTCGCACGTCGCCACGTGCTCAGATCGATTGGCATATTCCAGCAGACTGACGATCTGTAGAACGCGATTACGCCACAGGAAACGGTCAGTGTGCTTGAGCCCGTCAATATATCGAAGTCGCACGCGGTGCGTGATTCGGCTTTCCTGCTGACCGTCAACCAGAGCTTCGCTGGAGCTTACGCCATTTACTGCGGCCCAGACTGTGGTCACGTCAGACCACGCAAGCGTTGTCTCACCAATGCTGTTGGTGCTGGTGGCTGGCGTTTGCACCGTCACACGCTCACGCATTTCGCCTGGTCTGATCATGCGTAGCTGCCCCACTTGCACGTGTCTAGCAGGGCACGCACGCCAAATGGCACCTCATTGCTGGCTTGGCTGTCAGCGGCCAAGCGTCGCTCGTAGAGGTGGGCGACGTGCATCAAAATCGCGTGCCGTATTGCTTGCGGCACGTCTGAGCCAGCGGCACCGTAGCCGGCCCACCAGGTCACCGTGACGGCATTCGGATCAGTAAGGTGGCTCGGCCAGGTTCCGTTGTAGACGGTGCGGATCTTGCCAGGCGTGGCATCGCGGTCGACGCGATAGCTGGTGGCTGAGAGTGTGGTGGTCGTCGGCGTCGCGGTGCTGGCACTGCCGGGATCGAGAGCGTAGGTGATCGCGGTGGCCGTCAGCGTGCCGCTGGTCGCCATCGGCGGCCGTGGCAGCTCGAACTCGTAGGGGAACGTATCCATCCGCAGCGTTAGCTGCTGAGAGACCAGGGCACGATCGAGGTATTCTTCGGCGTACTTGCGAGCCGCAGTGATCAGTGAGCCGATGTAGGTGTCATCGTCGTCGATGTCGACGCGCAGGTGTTGCTTGGCTTCGCTGACGCTGACGGGCTCGACGGCCGGTGCGGTCTCAGTCGTGAGGCTGCGGTATCTCACTGCGTTTGCGTCTCCTGCGTTTAACCGTGGCGGTGCGTGCCTCTGGCTCAGCTGTCGCGGTCTCCAGCAGCTGCTGTTGTGGCTGCGGTACGGCAATGCCACGAGCAATCAGCAGATTGGCTTCACCGTCTCCCAGCTGTGCTGTCTGCCCTCTGCGGTACGCGCGAAAGCTCTTTACAAACTCTATCTGCATCACTGGTCTACCCTCCAGACGCCTTCCGGCGGCCTCATGTTCACACAGAAATCCGTCGCGTGCTGGTGCACTGGCTTGGCCAGCTGCTCACCTGGCCACGTCACCATGTACTCACCATGCCCGAGAATCACACGCGGCGAAACGTACAACCGATTGCCAGCTTTCTTGAACTGCCGCCAGAAGAAAATATCGTCGTCGATTCGGCCGTCGCCCCATTCGCCATCGTCGTTTGGGAAACCTTGAAACCAGGGCTTTGGCATCCGCTT